GACGCATTCGTCGAACGTAATATCTCAGTCCTCCAGATCAGGGTCTCGTTGATCGGTCGCTGCGGGATGGCGTTGATTGTGAACACACGACGACCGATGACGCGGAACGTCACGTCCCCGGCAGATGTTGTGAACGTCACGAATTCATCGAATTCATTCGGACCGATTGTCGATGCTTCCAGAGTGAAGACCACTCCATCATAAGGCTCAAGCGTCTGTGGCAGCGCTGGACCGATCAATGTGACGCCAGTAGGCAAGGGCAAGGCTGTGACGATGACAGGCGTGCTGCGGGCGTTGTACAGGCTCACAGTCTTCTGTACCGGGCTGGGGATGACCCCAAAGTCCACAAGAATGGGGTTCACCCATGTCGTGTCTGTCTGCCAGCCAGCGAAACGCTGCCTGTCGTTTGCTGGCGCTGACCCCTTGATCCGACGCGAGACTATTGGCTGACGTGCTGCAAGACCAGCCGAACGACCAAAGTCAGAGACGTGCGGGACGATAACGCCGTCCGGCAGAGTCGGGAACTGTGGATTTGTAGGCTCGTACCTTAGAAGATCAAACCTGCCAGTCGCTCGAATTGACATAGTTTAAGTCGCATTGGCTGTGATTTTTTTGTACGCGAGACCTTCATAGCCTGAATATCCTTCGCCCGCGACTGTGTTGTTCGCGTCCTTGTTCATCATCGGGAATACGATGTATGTGTCAGACCCGATTGTGATCTCTTGCTCCGCGTCGAGACTCTTCATATTGACACGGAAGACGTCTGGTACTTTCGCGACAGGCGACCACCGAAGTAATGACTCGAAGTCGGAATGAAGACCGACCATGATCGGGATCAGCGCGACGCCGTCAGTTGTGAATGTAGGTTCGCACTGATACGGGATCATCCCCAGAGACTTATCGTACCCACCGCACCATGCAGACCCGAATATCACTTGATACAGCGGCGACTCAAGATTCGTGTTCACATCGCCGAGTGTCTTTGTCGGCGGAATTGCCGAACCCGAACCACCGAAGTTGAAATGATTCCACCACTCACCTATAGGCACAACACCACCACCACCACCGAATCCGTCGGCACTTTTGGGCTTCCCTGATGTCACCCACCAGTCATAGTTTTGAGTGCCGTACTGCGGGGAATAAATCCACATGCCTTTCGAGCGAGCATCAATGCCGACTTGTACGTTCTCGAAGGAATCATTTCCGAATGGTGTTAAGTGTCCACTGTACGGTTGATGTTCATAGCTTACGGTGTTCGTCGTTTCAAGACTCTGTTTACGCGGAAAGTCCGGCGCGAGCCACGCCCATCGGTGATTCGTGATGTAGAACGAGTCAGGATGAAGCTCCGGAGTGAGCGGAGATAACATGCCGACGTGGAAGTGGCGATATTCACGCGCACCGACCTTCAGTACCATGTGAAAATACTCAGCAGTCTCACCACCAAAAACCCAGTATGAATCATAAGAGCCGACAACGGTTGTCAATGCCAAGCATCTAAAGCTCTTCATACTATAGCTCGTTGATGGGTCAACAACTGGATCAGACGGCGGCTCGTTGACCGGGTTTCCCGGTTGATCGAAAGACTCCTGATCAACATCAACTCCGTTTCCGGAATAGATAAATAACGTCTTCGGCGCTGTCTGACAGAAGAAGAACGGTGGAGCTTCTGTGCCTACGCCACCGCGCGAGAAAAGGAACTCGTAGTACGGTGTCGTTCCTTTACCACGCACCGGGGAACCCGCTGGAGTCTGTGATAGCCAACCAAGTCCGCCAGACCCTTTCGCATCGGTAAGAAACGGACGCACGACTTGATCCATGAACTCAGCCATGTTCGTATCGCCAGTGAATCCACCTGTAGCACTTCTGTACGGCATTAGATCATCTCCATCGCGACCCAGTTTGTCAGGTCTGTGCTTTGTGTATCGGCGAACGTGATGTATCGGCGTCCGTCGGGGTTTTGAATTTCATCGAAGTTTGCAAGCCCGCGCCCATGACATGCTTCAAAGCCGTCAATAAACCCGATCATCTGAACGTTGCCAGTCTGGTTCGATATGATGTGCGCTTGAACGGTGTAGTGTAACTGTCCACCGATACCGAGCGGAGCGGGACCATACGGTCCGATAGTCGAGCTTTGATCTGCCGTAAACATCAGCCCTTCGCCAGAACCCATCGTCAATCCATCTCCGTTCGTCGGGTTCATCTCTGACGATGGTGCTGTCGATCCTGTCGGAACCGGAGCATAGTTGAACGACCACGCCGTCGTGACACCCTGATTCGGCCAGATTTGAGATTTGCAAACGTCAGCGCCGTTGAGATTATTTTCGGTGATGCCGAACCATGTGCTAGAAAGATTGTCGCGGTACTGGTAGCAGCCAAGTCCAGAGAAGTCAATTGGATTGACGATGCCGCGATTCGTTGTACTGAATACTTCGTTGTGCGCGCGGAGTGTCGTGGCTTGCCCGTGAATGATCGCCGGGAACGGATAGTTGCTCGCAACATCGACGAACGGAATAAAGAGTCCAAGTCCGACGTACTGTTTCGATGTGCCATCTGTCACCAGAACGTTCACACGACGCTCTGTCGTTGAGACGTATATCTTCGGGTCTTGATTCGGCACACCGAAATAGAACGTCATCGTCGGCGGAACTCCCGGCTGTGACACCCACGGCAAAATTCCAGAGTACGAACTGCCTATCGTCATCCGAAGACCGTCATTCGCACCACTCAGTTGAGAGCGCATACCGATTGTCGGAGCATTCGCAGCCTTGACAGATGACACGAGCCATTCGACCGATGTAGTCGGACTGTCAACAACTAAAGAATCGGACGTCCATTTCGGCGTATCAGTTGTAATGTCCACAACTAGCCCGTCGTCTCCTGCTCCAGTCAGAGTCACGGTTGCAATTCCGAGCACTAAGTTCTCAGGACTGTTGAGCGGACTATTCGACGGGAGTGCTGTGTACGCTCCCCACGATATGATCTCAACGGCGGCGACCTGTCCAAGACTCTCCGGCGAAGCGAGCGCTGTGACGCGACCTGTCGCATGGAAGCTGTCACCATTGATGACGACAGGCGTCCCAGCGTTTATACGGAACGTATCACCGACCGCATATCCAGAACTGAGCGGAGAACTTACAGCGACAGACAGCGATGAAATATGGCTGTTCGTAATGATCTCATAGATCGCTTCGGAAACGATGTGCCGACCTTCAGTCGTTACACCATCAGCGGAGAGTTGCTGTTCGATGAATGGCATTATTGGATTCCCAGTGCGTTTCTATAAGACGATTGATTCTCAGTCATGTTGTTCAGGACGACAGAGTTCCCGCCACCACGGTTGAACGCTCCGACGATAGCAGCATCGTCAATGGTGTTCACGATTGTCGGTCCACCGACGCTGACCTGTGGAGCTTGCTGCTTGCCACCGAGCATGTCGTTCGGGATCACCGTTCCAGATTGACGCGGCGTGATGATCTCCGGACCTTTCTCGCCGACCAGAATCGGCTTCCCGGCTTGCACGTTTCCGCCTTCCGCGAACTGTCCTGCGATGGTATCAAGGATTCCGCCGCCACCACCACCGATTGCGGAGAAGAAGGACTTCAGAAGTTGCTGCGACAGTAACTCGGAAGCCATTCGCTTCAGAGTTTCCGTGAAATCAGCGAGAAGCCCGTCAAGCCCGTTCGAGAACGGATCGAACAGGAAATCGGCGAACGCCGATTGCACGTTTCGCGCTGCCTGAATCGCAAACTCCTTGAAGAAGTCTGTCGTGTCGAACATCTTTTTCTGTAGCGCTTCAATTGCTGCGATGAACTGTGGATTCGATTCTGGGTCAACGATGCCAGCCAGATCGAAAGCGTCAAAGATATCTTGTCTAATCTGTGCGAACTGCTCTGCCTTCGGTAGCGTATCGAACATGATCTGCGTCGCTGTGCCAAGACCCGCTGCTTGCAACTGCGCATCGATCAACGCTTGTCCGAGATCGGTTGCTTGCTGACCCAGAACGGCGTAAGCGGAATCCTCTGTCGGAGTTGCTGCTTGAAGGTCTTGAATAGCTATCAGGGCAGTCTTCAACGCATCGACCTTGTTCACAGGTATCGCACTGAGCGCATCGTTCCACGCTTGCGATGCGATGATTGATGCCTTGATAGACTCCAGAGTCTCAGTTGTCCCTTCACCAAGATCAGCGAGAATCTGTCGCGCCTGTTGCGTCGCTTCGATGTCGATCAGCGCTCCGCCCGCGCGGACGAACGCGAACGCTTCGGCAACGTCGGCAGTACTCTTCCGCAAGTCATCAAGGAACTCCGTCGCTTCTTCTTGCTTGATGAATGCCTCGTTGATGTCATTTATCGCATCCGTGAGATCACGTTTGTCCTTCACCAACTTGCGAACTTTCTCCGATGTGACGCCGAGTTGACCTTGTAGCTGCCTCATTATCTCGTTTGTTTCGAATACATCTTCTGCAAGTCCGATACCATCCTTTCCGAGTTCCTGAAGGTTCGACAGATCGCTCTTCAGGAAACTCACTTCATCCTTCAAATCACGGAGAGACTTCTTCCCTTTATCAAGAAGCTCCAGATCAATTACTTTCTCTCGCTTCTTTGACGTGACGACGATCTCTTCAAGGATGCCAGCCGTGTCCTGTAGTGCGCGGTTCGCGGTGTCGCGCACGAACTTCTCTTTTTCCATAGCAGAGACAATCTTGTCCTGTTCATCTCTCGCCTTAACTAACGTTGCAAGTTGCTCGTCGAACGTCCCTTCAAGTTCGATGTCAGCGATTCCGAAGAAGCCGTTCTGTAGAGCAACAAGCTTCTTATCCATCTCACCTATCTCACCGAGACGTTTCTTTATTGGACGACCAAGCTCATCAAAGCCGACAACAATCTCGTGTCCGAGTGTCAGGTTTTTGACTGCATCGTTTAGCTCTTTTTGACGATCAATCGCGCGGATGTACGCATCATCTGACCCATGAAGTGCTTCAGCAATTGCTTCGCCAAGCCCATGAAATCCTGCCACTGTTTTTTCAACAGCAGTCGCAAGCCACACGAATGCTTTCGCTACTGCCGGGAGCAAGTCTTTGCCGATCTTTTGGAGTGAAATCTGCAACACTACGAGTGCTTGACCTAATTCGAACGATGTCGTGTTCTTGAACGCTTCGAACGCGGCGTCAGTCGCTCCAGTTGTGTCTGTCATGCGTTTGAAGATTTCTTCTACTTCTTTCGCATTTTTACCGAGCAGGGAGAACACACCCGCACCAGCACGAATGTTCGGGAATATCTTCTGGAGTTCTTGCGTGTTGTTCCCAGTTGCATCCTGCAACAAGTTCAACGCAGCGATCAGCCCATCTTCTTTCAGAACATTACGAACATCGTCGAACGTCTTCTCGACGCCCAGATTCTCAACAGACAACTTCTTCAACGTGGAGATCGCTTCGTTGCCGGGTTTGCTGATTGTGTTCAATGTTGCCTTCAACGCTGTTGACGCTTCAGCAGCATTCAAACCGACACGAGTCAACGCAGCAATCGTCGCGCCTACCTGATCGAATGTCACGTCAAGTTGTGACGCGATTGGCAATACTTGTCCGATGGCTCCGGCGATCTCGTTCGCTGCGGCTTTACCTTCTCGGACTGACGCGACAAGGATGTCCGTAGATTTCGCGGCGGACAAGTTCTCTTTGCCGTAAGCGTTCATCGCGGATGTCACAGCATCAGCGACTTCTTTAGTCTCGCCCAAACCAGCGGATGCTGCTTTCGCAGATGCTTCCAGAATGTCGAGAGCATCTTGACCTTTCGCGCCAGCGGACGTGATAAAGAACAACGCTTCAGCGAGTTCGTTCGGTCCCTTCGCTGTTGCCTTGCCAATTTCCAGAAGTGGTTTTTCAAACCCCTCGACTTCGGACTTCGCAACGCCTACAAGACCTTCGATGCGTGACATGCTCTTTTCGAAATCAACCGCGCCCTTGATACCGACGCCGAGACCGACTGCGAGCGCTGCTCCGAGACCGACGCCAGCGGTTCCGATTCCGATAGTCGCTGCGGCGGCTGTCTGCATCTGCTTTAACATGCGCGTCGAGCCGACTTGAATTGACGTGAACACGCCTTTCGCGGTTGCACCCAAGCTCACAAACGCGGCTTGAAGGCGTCCCGTTGCCGTCACCGTCGCTGTTTCTGCGGCGGCTGTTTCTGCGGCCCTTGCTGCAACAGAAGCGAGTGTTCTGGATACAGCAACATTCGCGACGGATACGAGGTTTTGCGAAGACGCCAGTGCTCCGGAAGCCGACACTGTGGTACTGAGTGCTACACTTGTTCCGGAAGCCGCTGCGGTTGTCGCACTAAGACTGGAAGCCGTCCCGGTAGCTGCGGCCTTGATATCCTTGAGAGCACGAGTGAACACCCGCGCTTCAGACACATCCGCTTTAATGCCTACTCTTAGTTCAGCCATGCTTCTTCTGCTCTCGCTTCAGCTTCTCGCGATGATGCTCCAGATATTCGCCGTCCATCGTTTGTATGTATCGAACCAGATCAGAACGATCTTCGATTTCATTCAGCCGAGCGTAGGCTTCGATCTCTGAAACAAGAATCGGCTGTGGTCCATTGAACCCCCACTGCCGCCCTTTGTCGAGAACGCTGAACGCAGCCCAGACCCATTCTACGAGCACATGAACCTGCGGCCACTCCAGCAGCATTGCTGGCGTCCTGCCAGTTTTTTCCTCGACTAACTCAAGGGCTTTGAGATTCGGTCCTACCTTCAGACTCCACTTCAAAGCCTCTATAAGTTTTTTTCGTTTTCCTCGATGACCTCTTTGCGAAACGTTTCCCGCGAATTTGCAGCGGTGAGAACATCTTCCTGAAAGTCTTCGAACTCCTTCATCAGCTTTTCCGCTGCTTCCGGTGAATACTTGACGGCCTTTCCATCGACCTCGATTCCGCGCCATCCGATGACGACATACTTTGCGACAGCCTTGCGTGTCAGATCATCGAGCATCTCTCGGAACTCTGCGGTGTTGTTACCTCGCTGAATCCGACGCTCGTGCGGCTTGCGCATCTTCGTCAAAGCATCAGCGAACTTCTTGTTGTTGGATCGGCGGACAGTGACGAAAGCACCATCACCGAGATCAACTTCAACACCGTTCTTTTCGAGATCAACGTCAGTTGTCCCGTAAGTCTTTTTCAAGTCCATTAGTGGCTCCAGTTATTGTGAAAAAGGGAAGAGTGATTGACCGACCACTCTTCCCTTCGGTTACTACTGAACGATTGCCGGGATTGAGCCGTATCGGTTCAGACCGAATGTGAATCCGAGTGTCGGATCACGTTTTGCTGTGAACTCGATGGTGACGAGTACGTCTTCATCGTTTCCGCCCGCTACGACTTCGCCGCTGGTGAACTTCACTGACGGGAAGTCGAACAAGTACGTGTTCCCATCCTGATCAGTTACCGTGAACGAGACTGCGACAGTATTGAAGTTCAGATACTTTTCGAAGAACGTCCGGTTGACGAAGTACGCGGAGAGCGTACCTGAAATCTGTGTCCGTCCGACGCCGATTCCGCTTGACTCCAGTTGTCCGATACACGGCTGGAAGCGAAGGTTGTTCTCGACATCAAAGGAGATTTCAGTAAAGCATACGTCCGGATCGACTGCTCCGTCAATCAAAACGTTCCCGACGTTGTCAACAGCGTTGAAGACGTTGTTCGCCGCGACCGGGATTGACTCCGGAGAAGTGAGTCCAGCGATGATGCTCGTGCCTTGAACCGTGGCATTCTCTCCAGAGAAGCCGAAGCTCCCTGTCAAGATCGCTCCCGGAGCAATGCTGACGTTCGCTGTACCGACGCGCATTCCTGTGAAGGTGAAGAACTCGTTGACATCAGTGAACGCCTTCTCCAGAAGGAATGACTTCAGAGTCACGCCGTTCCGCAGATGCGATCCTTTGATGGCGAACGAATCAGTTCCGATTGTCGGCAGCGCGGGAGATACTTCAATGGTCCCTGATACCGGACGCGAAACGACTCGAACATAGCTGTCATTGAGCGGTGACAATGTCGATCCGCTGATCTGGATGAAAGAGCCGACCACCAGTGCATCAAGGAACGCAAGTCCGCCAGCATCCGGCGAACCAGAAGTGATGAACGTGCCATCCGGCGACCCGGCAACAACGAAGGCTGGTTGCGGAGAAAGCGCACTTGAATCCGCGACAGCAGACCAGTCGTTGTAGAGCATCCCTTCGAATAGATCATCGAATGCACCGAACGAAAGTTCGACCCCGATATCTCCGCCCGATTCAACACCCGTCCGAATAATATCCGAGACCTGTCGGTCACTGCGGATTTCTTCAGAGACGGCTGTCTGAGCCGAGTAGTTCAGAGACTCATTAGTGAAACGCAATTCTCGGAGCGGATTCATCGGGGAAGTAAGAGCAGGGTCTTCTCCCCAGACATTCTCCGGTCGGTAGAATAGCTGTGTACTTGAACTGTCTGACATGTCTTCTCTCCCTTACCTCAATTCGTCTGCTTGAAATGGTGTGTTCGCATTGTACTGCAACCATGCACCATCAAGACCGACACGATTCAGGGATGTCGCCCTGAAAATAACTCCGGACACCGTGATCCCTTCAAAAATCTGGATCACCGAATCACCGAGTTCCGTTGCCAAGCCCGTCCCAGACGCGGCGGGAACAAAAATTTGAACGGCAACGACTCCCACTCGTCGCCATCTTCGAAGACGTCCCATCTCCACTTGTTGCGATGCACCCGGCAGAATTGTGAGTCTTACCCACGCTGAATTCTGCGGCGGCTGGACATCGTCTCCAGCATTGTCATGAAAAACCTGTACTGTCGGTCGCGCCGACGCCCAGAGTGTAGCGAAGCGCGAACGGATTGTCGATTCTGTTGCAGCGTACCCCATCAAAGATTCCCTAGTCCAGCGACAATCTCAGCCAAGCTCACAGCGACCATGCCTATCGGAGCTTGTTTCGAATGACCATGCTCTAGTGCGGTAATATAACGCACATTGTTGTAAATCCATATAGTTCCGCCGTACTTCGCCGTCGCCATCGCCGTCCACCCAGCCGTTTCCTGCATTGTAGATATTTTCTGCTTTGTCACGACACCCGTTTCAGGGTCTTTGCTGGTGTCACTTCCCGCTGTTCCGACGCTGATCTGCCAGTTCGCGCGCGAGCGTCCGCCGACATATCCCTTCGGCGGCGGAAGGGATGACGGACTCCACTTACTCGGATTTCCGACAGGGTTCTTCTCGATGATGCGCGAAAAGAGATCGATGGCGATCTTCTTCTGAATAGCGAGATGCTGATCTGGCAGGGTCTTTTCAATGAACACATTGAGTTCGTGCTCGAACTCTCTTCGATTCTTGAACGATAGT